ACCTGTTGGTTCTGTGCCCGTGCCGTACTTCATCTTCAACTCGGCTTCAATCTGCGCCAGTGACGCATCCTCTGCAAGCTTGTTGGCTTCTGTAGTCCCATAGAGACCCATCACGGCCCGTTGGTAATCAGAGAGTATGTCGCCGCGTTTTGTAGCGCCTTCGCCCGACTTGAGTAGTCCTCGACTTTCAAGGCTGCCTTCAAGGTTCTTGCTACCGCGCTGATAGCTGACGTCGAGGTTGCCTTCGGTGCCTGGGGTGTAAGTAGTCTTGCCAGTAGAATCTTTTGCAAATGTACCGCTAGCTCCCTGCTTTAACGCGGTATCCATTGCGGCTTTGCGAGCAGCAGCAGCATTCTTGGCAAGCGTAATAAGGCTTGCAAGGTAGTCAGCAGACGTTGCCATTACGAAGCTTTCTTTGCTCGTACGGTTTTGGCGGGACCCTGGAGTACCCGTACGTCAGACTTGAGGTCGCGCACATCAGCTTTGACGTCATGTATGTCGCCCTTAATGTCTTTCACGTTTTCTTGCACCTCTTGGATAATTTGAATTGACTGGCCGTGCTGTTGCGTGTTCCGCTTATCCAAGCGATACAAGGCCCACATTACCGGACCACCGATCATGGCGACAACTATTGCCGACCAAGTAGCGTTCACGTTGGATCGCTCCATTGCCAATGCCACCACTCATGTTCTGGGTTGGCAGATCCGTCATCTTTGAAAGGCAAGCTTTGAAGAGTAAAACCGTACGTCGGCCCATTGGCGCAAAGCCATACGCGGGCTTTCTCTGTCAATGGGACAATGTCGCCTCTTACTCGCTGGCCAAGGTCGATGGCAACGCCCCATTGATGCGGTGAACCGCGCTCGGGCGAAGCAGAAGGAGCCATGCCAGGCTTTAGATACCAAGTTTCGCCTTTGTAGGTACGGGTAATCTGCGGCTTGCGGCCCTGGTCAACCTTGGAATAGCGGTCTAAAAACATTTTAACAACGTCTTTAGGGCTGCGGTAAGCACCAATGTTGGCAAAAGTAATGCCTTCTGCGCGGGCAGCTTCAGCCATGTTTTCAAAATAGATTGCGCATTCTGTCCACAACTGACCACCAATTGAAGTTTTGGTCAAATGGCTAGCTGGGAGACCGGTCTCACGGTACTTCTCAAATCCATCGGGAATGACAACGCTTGACGCTGGAATGCCCTTGTTCTTGCCTTTAGCAAGGCGCAGACGGCGCAAAAATGGTTGCCTACCTGTAGCCATTATTCGTCCTCTTTCATTTCGATTGCCGTAATTATAACCGTGGCAGTAAGAAGAATACCAGTTATCCACAGGGCTTGCGTACGTGTCTGTCCCGACAACGTAATGATGATGTAGGCACTTGAACAAACCGCGACAACAAGGGTGCAAATGGCAGCTAAATACTTACTCATTGGTAAGACTTTATCATTTTCTGCGTGACGATAATACGGGCATAGCAGTCATAACCGCCCCAATAATGACCAAGGTTCGGCGTTCTCCAACAGGGATCATTGACCCAACCGGCACGTAATTGTCTAGGCCGCCACCAAAAATATTGATTTCTGACTCAAACTTTTTCTTAACTTCGGTTGGGGCTTTACTAACTGCGAGGGCAATTTGATCCAGCTGCTCCGCATTGAGATTCTCGATGTTATCAGCAATGTCCTGGATGGCTGCGTCGACCTGGGCCGGAGTGGCATCTTCAGAAAGAGCAGCTACCGACTCGGCAAGAGCTTCAGGCAGCGCGTCGGCCACAGTAGTGGTTGTTGTGGAAACGACCTCAGTAGTCGTCGTCTGAATCGTCGTCGTCGATGTACTCGTAGTCGCCACAGAGGTTGCGGTAGCGGTGGTTGGTGGGGCTATGGCCACAGTTGTTCGAGGGATGGTGGAAGTTGACGTAGCCGGCGGCAGGGAAGTAAAACTCGATGATGTAGTACTCGGGGTCGTCGTCGTCGTCGTCGTCGTTGAGGTCGATGGGAAAGTTGTCGGCAACAATACTGTAGAAGGTATCGTCGAAGGCTCGCTGATAAGCAAGCTGCTGCTCGTCGTCGTCCATGGAACCTCCGTTGTCGTAGTAGTCGTGGTGCTTGTAGTGGTGGTCGTACTGGTAGTAGTTGTTTCTTCTATCGTAGTAGATGTAGTCGTAGTAGGGCTAGTTACAAACCCAGATATCTCCAACTGATAGTCAAGATTCCAGTTGCTATTAGGCCCCCAGACGTCTGGCTGACCGCAGCAAACTCCAGCTCGAAGTCTGTACCAGCCTGGCTCTACTTGGACTTGTAGAAAACTTTGTAGACCGTACCAGTCGTCGTTGGTCCCAATGAGGGTACCTTCAGAGTTATAGAGCCAAAGTTGCGGGTCTGAAGGGTGGTTCTGTACTTCGTACGTACGGGCTGTGAAGGTAGTCGGAACATCATAATTGAACCAATAATCTGTAGGTGCTGTGACTATTAAGTTTTCGGCTTTGACTGGCTGAACGCCGATGATAATAAGCAATGCGCCCGCGTACGCGAGCAACCACTTACTTAGCCTTGGAGAACGCTTGGGCAACTTCTTCTTTTGTAAGAACGCCATCTTCCGACCATGAGCGAAGCAACGATTCAGTCACTTTGGAGGCGCTAACAACGCCCGCAATGGCTGCTGATTTCCATAGTTCAACCCCAAAAATAGCGCCACCAGCAACGGCAGCAAGGGCTGATGAGCCGAATACTCCGGCTACTCGTAATGCGATTGTCTGAAGTTTAACCATAATTGTCTCTTTCCGTCGATTAACTATACACCTAGTTAGAACCGCCGTATAGGGCGCACTTGAACCGTGTCCGATTTATTACTAAGGAATTCACTCCCGGTGTAAAAATCTTTGCTTCCCGCAAGGCTCGCAGAGTTTTCGGTAGAACTCCAATAGTAATTGAGGGAAAACCCAGCACCGCCTAAATTCAAAAAAGCAACATCATAAAGTATTTTTAGCTCGGCGGCAGAAGGCAAATACCAATCGGATTTGCTGCCAAAAGTCAAAGTGTCGCAATACACGGCAGCGCAAGTAGCAGCAACGTTTCCAGCTTGGGCAACAATATCTGTTGTATTTTGCAAACCAGCACCAAGCGCCCTCGAATCAGCGCCGGCAACCGAGGCTCCTTGGTTAGCGCCAGTAGCCCAAGTCCTTGCAACTTCTGTGCTGGCGGGAGCAACTTCAAGGTAGGTAAAACCAGCATACTCGTCAAACCTGTCGACAAAGAAAATGATTCCGCCGCCAGGTCCGGTGTCCCCAACTTTGTATGTCTTGGTCGAATTAGAACTAACGGTAACAATGCCTGCGGCACGGTTAATGGAAAGACCGGCACCAGCCACTATGCCGTTGACGACGTTGCTGCTGAGATAATCCTCGACCATTCTGTCGCGGAACTCCATATCGTCAACAAAACTGTTTAGGTTCTTTTTGTTGTCAAGCTTTGACAGGTTGTCGGAAATGTCGTCCCATCGCAAGGTGTACTCAAAGTTGAGGCTTGAGTTGTTTTCCTGAAAGCTGCTCGTTTGCCCAGAGCCTTGGCCGACACCAAGGGCAGTTAAGTCAAGACCGGAACCAGCTGGCCCTCCAGAAGAGGATATACCAATTTCGTCTTGGTTGGCGTTAAACCTTTCGGTCATACGTGATCTTCGGTAATTGCCAAAACCCGTCGGAGTTTGCAACCAGCAAATGCAACTTGCACTTCAAAACCGTAGCCGTGACCGCCATTGTTTGGCTGGAAACGGAACATGCGGCCCAGAAAGCGAGTACCAGTACCCGGGATCGTGGTATTAGTCGTTGTGTAAGTGAGAGTTGATGAACTGACATTTCCGGCGCTGATGGGAAGATCGCCCAATGGGTATTTCATATTTATTGTGCAGGCAACGTTTCCATCCGCAGTGTAATCGTAGTCTGAATTTAGTTGCGTTAATTCAACTTCTACAAAAATGTCAGTCACGCTTATGGGCGTTTTGCTCATAAAGTCAACAAGTCGCACGGTCGCCGTAGTCGGTACGCCAGCGGTACTTGCTCCTGGTTCAAAAGAAGGGATTTTCATATTGTGCACAGCAATCACTGGATTGCCGGTAGCCGGATATTGAATTTCCATAATTTGAACATCGGGCAAAGTCCAAGTGTCGCTGCGTGACTGTATCGAGTGCGCTGGCTGAAACAAAAGAGTTTCGCCGCTAGACGCAGTAGTAGCTCTGGGGAATAAAGCTTTGCTCCATCGTTCTTGTTGGTTTAACCACCACAATACGCATGTTTTGGTTGTATCGTCGTTGTCTACGAGACCAACCTGCAAGATGCCGAGTGGCCCCTTTGAAATGCTTACGTTCTGGACATTGCCAGCAAATCTCTGAAAAGCCATTGGGCTTACGCGAGCGCCGTTTAGTGTGTAAAGATTGACAGGCCAACCGACTGTTCCGGTGTCAGTGTTGAATACAACCTGGTTGTTCCATTCACTTACGGGGTCGTCAGGCACGATTCCCATGCCGTTATTAACTTGACGTACTGCTGCGCTGTAGTTCAAAACTCCAGTTACGACATACCAGCCAGTAGGTTTCCCAACTAACAAATCGAAGTTGCGAGCAATCACGTTTGAGATTGTGTCATTGTTGTGTCCGATAACAATGTAGTTTGTTGCAGCCCATGCAGTAGTGAATACGGATGCTTCACTAAAATAAAGATAGCTGTTGCTGGACCACCCGATCATGCGAGCGCCCCAAATAGTGATCCCCGTGAGTCGCTCTGCGGACGTAGCGTTCATTACGGGCTCGATATCCACATAAGTAGTAGAAGTTACAGCCCCGGTTTGGTTAAGTTGGCAAACAATTAACTGGTCCTTGTCTCCAGCAATGTAAACTTCTGTAAATTTTGCAGGGACACTAATGGTCATCATTACTGGTCTAGAAACAACAAAATCGGCCACGGTACCAATAAGCGTTAAATTATGCGCTACCACCGTTGTTCCATAAATCGTGTAAAGATAGACATTTGCTGCGGTTTTGGCAACGAAACACATTATTCCATTGACCTGTGCTGGCTGACTTATGGCGGTGCCGCTAAACCCTGTAGTCCAGGCAGCGGTTATCTTTCCCGAAGTTACGTCGGCCCCGGTTAAAGTTTTGACGGTCGGCGGATACATTGGAATTAGCGTTGCGTCGTCCATCGCAACTGTTACGTTGTCGCCCTGGAACGTATTGCGCGGCTGTTTGGTAGCCGAAGGTCCTACGTAGTAGCCGCCAGTAAAGTCGTCCCATTCGACAATGCTCTTGCCCATCTATTGCCAACTTGCGTAAGTGAATCGTCCTGCTGTCTGTATGCGACGTCCAGTCTTTTGGCGAACGTCATCTCGCATTCGATTAAGAAGGTCATTTGATTCAGAAAAATAGATCTGGGCTGTTCCTTCGTCTTGACGACGCAACGCACAAAGGTAAGAGGCGTAGGCGACAATCCAGCCCTGCAAGAAGTCCGGCATCAAAGGGCTCTGGGTGTCAACCGTCAGCTCAGGCTCGGCCTGGTAGTAATACATTGTGCCAAGAGTGAGCGTTGTTGGGACAGGCCAGATCTTGACTTGCGAACCAACGATGGTCCAAACGTAAGGATAGCCAACCTGGTTTTGTTCAATAAACTGGTTGACGTCGACAAAAGGAACTCGGTTGTTGTCAATTACCAGCTCTTTGGCCCGTACAAATTCACAAGGCAATTCTGTGTAACCGACATTACCGGGGAACGCCAACTGAGAAGTGGTCAGCAGCCAAGGCCAGTCTCGGGTAGTGGTGATGACTCGCAAAGCTGAATTGATCGAGCTATTGACGAATGTATCCGTAATTAAGCCATCGCCAGCAGAAGGAATAGCAAGACGATTCTTGATTTCCGTTCTAAGTTCGCCGCGATTCATGCCACTAGACTACTACCAAATTGCCCAGCGTTTCGCTAGGGGTCTTGAATGCCAGGTCTAAAGCTTTGGAGTATTCTGCGCTGATCTGGGCAACAAGCTGCTGAATAAGGTCGTTGCGTTGGCGTTGCGCGGTGTGCGCCCCAATGTGCTGCAGATACAAAAGCTTGTCGATGTGAACGCACCTGGTCGTCAAGTATGTCCTAACAATCAGCTCGTAATCGTCGGCTACCGGCAGGTCAATCTTGTGCCCACCCATACGGCGATACACGTCAGTGCGCCAGGCCCGTACGTGATTCGGCACCGAAACAATGTGGCCGAGGGTAATGCGGTTTAGCTCAGGGGCAATCATCTCCCATACGCCGTACTTATCGTTCCAGCGCTCGGAACCGTAGCCAAATGCCCAGCCTTCGGGGTATTTACCTGACCCGCCTTGAGGCAGGAGCTCGGCGCAATTCGAGTAAACAAACCCTGCATACGGGGCCGCATCAAAAGCTGCCTGAATTTCTGCCAGCGCATCGGGGGTCAGTTCGTCATCGTGGTCTAACTCAACGAGT